GCCACAATTAGAGAAAATGTTGTAAAGGTTGCAAAATTACTCAACTATACTCCAGCATCACTTAAAGCGGCAAAAGCATGTATTAAAATTCAAATTCAATCTAGTTTAACTTCTGAAGGGATATATCCAAATTACATTAAACTGAAAGCAGGAGATAATTTTGTTAGTTCTACAGATGATGATTCTTTCACATTTGCCACTTTAAAAGATATTTTTGCAAATGTTAATCCAATTACAGGAGTTGCAACATTTGATAAATTAGTCATATATCAAGGAAATAGATTAAATTTTAATTATACTGTAGATAATACTGTAAATCAAGAATATATTATTCCGAATGCTGACGTTGATACTACACTACTGGAAGTTTATATTCGTCCTTCTGAGCAGTCTCAAGAAATTGATACTTACACTCCCGTAAGAAATATTACTACTTTAGATTCTACCTCCAGAGTTTACTTTATAGAAGAAATTGAAGATACAAAATATAAAGTAACTTTTGGAGATGGAACTATTGGTAGAAAATTAATTGATGGAGAATATATTATTCTTTCATATCTTCGTACCAAAGGTGCAGATGGCAACGGTTGTAAGTTGTTTTATTCTATTGGTGAATTTGTTGATAATTTTTTTAGGGCTATTGACCCAGCAGTGGTCAGAATTAACACCATACAGGGGTCTCAGGATGGTGTAATGGCAGAAGACATCACAACTATCAAATACCGTGCTCCTAGACTCTATACGGCACAGTATAGAGCAGTTACAGAGCAAGATTACGAGACCATTACTCAAATGGTATACCCCAATGCAGTCGCAGTTAAAGCATATGGAGGAGAAACTTTAACACCTCCAATTTATGGTAAAGTATACATTGCAATTAAAACAAAATCTGGAACTCAATTAAATGAAGCAACAAGAAAGTCTATTGTTAAAGACTTAAAAGAATATGCCATGGCTTCTATTGAACCTGTCATTGTTGGTGCTGATGAAATGACAATGAATCTTAAATCATATGTTTACTATGATCCTAATCTAACATCAATAAGTAATACCGACTTGGTAGGTAAAGTGCAAGGTATTATTGGTGAATTTAATGGTCAGTCTAACTTAAATAAATTTGGAAACAGAATTGATTATTCTAAACTGAATTGTCTTATTGATGCTGCAGATCCATCGGTAAAAGGAAATATAACTCAAGTAACAGTAACCAAGAAATTTGCTCCAGAATTTGGTGAGAACAACTCAACTTGTTTAAATTTTGGTCAAAGTCTTGTAAATCCTAGTGATTTTGTTGGTAACGGAAATGATGGTGTATCATGTAAAGCATTATTTAATGCTATGATCACAAATGAATTTTTCGTAGATGGCATTACTGAACAATTAATTAATCTAAATTATTCTGATCAATTAGATGCTGGTATTTTTGTTGGAAACAGTGAAACAGTTTTTGTTCCTGTCAGAATGAGAGATGATGGCAAAGGAACTGTACAGTTAATTACAACTCTTAACTCAAAAACTATTATTCTAAAAAATAAAATTGGTACTGTTGATTATAAAAAAGGAATTGTTTGTTTTGGACCTATAAAAGTTCTTGGTATTTCTGGTATAGGCACCGCATCACCAACAGGAACAGGTGTTCTAGGCACTATAAATACTACAGCACTTCCTGCTTCTCCTATTATTACACCTCCACCTGGAACGTTACTAGATATATCAATTCCTGTGATTATTCCTCAGGATGTAGCAACAGTAACTCAGGGAGCTGGAACTTTCGATCCATTTACATTAGATCCTAATGTCCTTGGATCAATCAATGATCTAAATATTGGAGCAATCTTTACATCATTCCCCGATATTGATGATCCATCAGTTACATCTTGTTTCTAGCAACATAATTTAGGTAAGACATGAATATTAAGGTATCCGATAGGGTTAAAGATCAACAACCTCTTTTTATTCAAGAAGAGAATGAAATTTTCTATACCTTGCTTCAAGAATATTATAAATCACAAGAGAAAACAGGTCGTCCATACGACATTGTTAACAATTTGGGTGAATATCTAAATGTTAACACTTATAATCCTATTTCACTAACAGGTTCTACAATTCTGTTAGATGATGTTGGATATAAAGACTCCACTGTCTTTGTTGAAGATGTTACTGGTTTTGTAGAGAAAGATGGTTCGTTCTTAATTGATAACGAAGTATTTTACTATGAGGGTATAACAAAGTCCCCCAATGTAGTTTTAACTCCTGGGATTAGTCTTGTTGAATTTGATTCAAGATACCAAGTATTAGAATCATTATTACCACAGTTAGTTCCAACTGGTACACCACCAATTATGAGAAACACGTATGCGTTACGTGTTGCTGGACAACCAGTTAGTCCTATTGATAAAGAGCATTTAATTGTCTCACTATATGGAAAAATTTTAAAACCTGATATTGATTATAATATTTCAGGAACAAATATTATATTTACTACTCCACCTAGACCAAAAACCTCTGCTGATGGAGATGGTGGAACTTACATCAAATATCTTCTTGGATTTGCACAGAATGCTGTTAAACCACTCGATGAAATTACTACCTTAGAAAATACCAAGAAATATCGTTTATTAACAAATCAGCAACCATATATTTCAAGATCAGAGATCCTATCAATAGTTACATTGGATAAAGTGCTATTGACTCCATATGAGGATTATGTATTTACATCAAAAAATGAAATTTTACTAACAGATACTCCATCACCAGGTTCAAAACTCTTCATAAGATCTATTGAGTATACTGCTAAAGATAGTGGTAAAGGAGCACAAATCATATCTAAGGTTGAAAATAGTAAAGTTACATCTATTATCGTCATTGATGGTGGATCTGGATATTCTACTAATTTTGTTCCAAAAGTTACTATAGATGCAAAAGTTGGAAAAGATGCAACTGCGGTTGCGTTGATTGATGGTGTAAAAACCTTTAATCTATTGTATGGTGGAACAGGTTACACATCTTTAAATCCACCTTTAATTAGTTTTGATGATCCACCCGAGAACGGAACTAGACCTGTAGCAGAAGTTGTTATAGATGATCAGACTGGATCTGTATCCAAGGTTAAACTATTAAATAGTGGTTCTGGTTATCTTACTCCACCAAAAGTTAAATTTACAAATCCTGGTGGTGCAAAAATTACAAGTAAAGCAGCAATTGATGGACAGGGAAAAATTCTTGGAGGAAGTCTATCGATTCTTAAGGGTGGAAATGGATACAAAAATCCACCAATAATTTATGTTGATCCACCAACAACGCCAGGTAGTAATCAAGCAATTATAAGAGCAGTATTAACTGACGATCAAGTAAGTGGTTTCCAAGTTATTTCTAGAGGAAACGGATATACTTTTGAGCCTAGAGTTAGAATTATTGATCCTGTCGGAGCACAAATTTTAGATGTAATTGTAAATAATGGTAGTGTTACTAATATTGAAATTCTTAGTGGTGGAACTGGATATATTGATCCACCATCAGTATACATTGTCGATAATAGAAAAGATATTAATGGATTTGCTTTCGGTGGAACAGGAGCCAAAGCAGCTGCAACAATTTTTAATGGTACAATTACAGATATTAATATTACAGCATTTGGTAGTGGATATTCTTCATCAGAACCACCAACCGTATTCATTTCCCCACCACCAGAAGCAAAAGCATCCACAAATGTTGGAGTTGGTGAAGTTACTGGATTTACAATTCTTACGGAAGGATCCGAATACACCCCCTCAGCATTTGTTGATGTTAGTAGGGGTGTAAGTAATGTAGTTAATTATGATGATAATGGAGAGCAGGTATTTAGAAATGAATTAGCATCTCGTCCAAGACAACATGGACAGGGTGCCATAGTTAAAAATTTAGATTCATTATTTTTACTTCAAATTTTTAAAAGATTTGTAGATCAATATTTGCCATCTTTTAATATTGATTATACTAAAGTAAATTCTGCTCAGATTATTAAATCAATAAAAGATTTCTATCTGTCAAAGGGAACTAAAAATGCTTTAGAATATCTCTTCAAGGTAATATTTGGTGAGAATATTTCAGTAAGTTATCCCAAAGAAGAATTATTCAAGCCATCAGCAGCTACATGGTCTGTAGATACCGTTTTACGTGTTAAATTAATTGATGGGGATCCTGGGAATTTAATCAATACTATTATCACGCAGTATGAAGATGATGTAGATAGTCATGTAAAATATGCATCTGCTCTTGTTGAAAATGTAATTTCAATTTTTGTTGGTGAAAATCAAATTTACGAAATTGCAATTTCAGAAGAAACTAAAGTAGGTGATTTTATTATCCCATACAAAACAAAGTTAGTAGAAGGTGTTGATGAAGATACTACCATATTAACTGTTGACTCCACTCTTGGATGGCCAGAGAGAAATGGCATCATTATTGTAGGCACAGAAAATGATGTTCAGGAATATATTCAATATAAAGAAAAGACACTAAATCAGTTCTTAGAATGTACTCGTTCTAAGAACAATGTAGCTTCTAATTGGGATGCTGGAACATCCATCACTTCTGATATTTTCCTATATGCAAATGCTGGAACTCCAAATCAAGTTAAATTGAAAGTGGTGGGGATTGCAGAAGCAGCAACTACAGAATTAACAAATTCTGGTTCATATTATTTGCCTGGAGATAAATTAAATGTTGCCAAGTTGGGGGCATCTACAGAAGATAAAAAAGTAACTAATTGGTTATTTAACGTCAAGAAATTAGTTAAAATTGAACAGATTGTTCCTGGGGGATTAAACAACAAAACTGCAACGGTAACCTGTACAAATCCTCATGGTCTTCTAGTTGGTGACCAAGTAACTGTTTATGGTGCAAATCCAATTGTTTATAATGGTTCATTCTTAGTTTCGGCACGTATTAGTAATTTTGTTTTTTCGTATGAATTACCTCAACCTGCTGAGTTATCACCTCAAGGAAATATTTTAATTTCAGTTGACTTAAATAAAGGAAAGAGTGATGATATTCAAGTTAATAACTTAGTTACTAATTTTACAAGTAATATACAAAATACTTTCTTTAATAATGAATATGTATATGTAGCAGCAACTGGAATTCCTAACTATAAAATTGGACCATTTGTAAACTCCGCACTCATTCCAGGAAATCAGAGAAAACTTTATAGATTCCCATTAGTAGCAAATACAACTTCTGTAAGATACAATATCCAACCAGGTGCAATTGCAACTTGGGTTAATGGTGTAACAGCATGGTCATATAAATCACAAGAATCTGTAGTTTATGGTGGAATTACTAATGTTGATATTATTGTTCCTGGAGAGGGATATGATGCTTCTTCACCTCCTGCCCTGACATTCGTAGGTGGTGGTGGAACAGGAGCTTCTGCTGAAGTAGTAGTTAATGGAGCTATCTCAGCATTTGATGTAACATCAGGTGGAGAAGCATATAAAACAGAACCATTGGTGTCTATCGTTGGTGGAGGAGGAGCTGGTGCAACTGCAAAGGCAATTGTAACCAATGGTGTGGTTACTCAAATTTTAGTAGAAACTCCAGGAGAAGGATATACATCAGAACCACTTATCAGCATTTCTGGTGGTGGCGGCAATGGTGCTACTGCAACTGCACAAGTTAGAGGACCTATTAAAAAAGTAACTGTTACGAAAACTGGTAAAGATTACACAAGCGTTCCAGCTATTGTTTTAAGTTCTGGTGTAAAAGCAGAAGCACAACCAATCATTATTAATGGTAGAGTAGTTTCAATTGCTGTAATTAATTCTGGTGAAGGATATACTACTGCTCCTAATGTTTATATTAATGGTGATGGATTTGGTGCAAAGGCAAAAGCAATTATTGGAACAATAGGTGAAGATAAAGGAAAAGTAATTGGTGTTGTGATTATCAATAGAGGTGTAGGTTATACTCAAGGTAGAACTAGTATTCGTTTGGAATCTATTGGACAAGGTGCGGTTTTTAAAACAAATGTATTCCAATGGGTATATGATTTAGAATATCAACTAAAAACTAAATTGGATTCTGCTCGTGGATATGTATTTGCTGGTTATAATACTCAGTATGGTGGTGAATATGCACACATATCAAATCCACAAACATTGAGATATGTCCTTGGAGATAATGTATTCAAAAATTCTCAGCAAGTTATTAAAGAAAAAGAAGGAACATTCTCACATTCACCAATTCTTGGATGGGCATTTGATGGAAATCCTATTTACGGACCATATGGTTTCACAGATCCCACAGATTCATCTAAAGGAGTACGTAGGTTAGTAACTTCATATAAATTAAAAGCAAATATTATATACAACGTAGATACTAATCCTATTCCAAAAAGAATTGATGGTCCACCTTTATCATTCCATCCAGCTGGTTCATTTATACAAGATTATGAATATGGTTTTGGATCAGGAGATTTGGATGAATATAATGGAAGATTCTGTAAAACTCCTGAGTTTCCAAACGGAACATATGCATACTTTGTAACTATTGATGCATCTGCAGAAGGAAACCCTGTATTCCCATATATTCTAGGACCTCAATATTATTCAGCAGTAGATAAGTGGAACTTATCACAAACTGCTGTACAATTTAATATTCCTAGAGATGTTGTAAGATTTAGAGACCCATATGAAGACGTAGATATTGATACAGATAGACAACCAAATCAAAGAACAGATACGATTACTACTGAGAATGGTGAAACTATTATCTTTGAAATTCAAGATTCTAACAATGATGGATTAATTGTACCCGATGAAGAAGATGAAATTCTCGAATTGACAGAAGAGCAGTCATTAGAACTATTTGATTATTTCCCATCTGTTGATATTGAATCAAAAGTTGATATTGAAGTAGATACTATTACTAAATTTGAATCTGCACAAATTGATGGATTTGTCATTGAAAATCCAGGTGTCAGTTATAAAGTCAACGATAAAGTTACATTTGATAATGAAGGAACTGATGGATTTGGTGCATCTGCAAAAGTAGAGTCTGTGAAGGGACCAAAAATTCTAAATTATACAACTACTTTTGATGATGTCAATACTATCGCAACAATTACCACAGAAGATGACCATGGATTAGCAATTGGTGACATTGTAATTGTTGATACCGAGGCTGCATTAGACACTAACTTCAAATCATTTAAAGTTAAAACTGTTTCTGGATTGGAGCAAGTAGCAGTAATCCAAGAAGGTATTGGTTATAATAATGATATTCCAGCAGAATATGAATTAATTACAAGTGATGGTCAAGATGCATTATTGGATATCAGTTTAGAATCACAAGGAAGAATTTCAAAAGTTAACATTATAAATTCTGGTAATTCATATGATGTAGATAATCCTCCACAAATTCGAGTAACTCATCCTCAAATTTTCAAAAAAGCAAATTATTTTGCTACAGAATTTGATGGTGCTGGTGGTTATATTGAGTGGCAAGACTCTAAGATTGCTGAAGATAGAAGTATCTATTCTTGTGGTAGATTTATTAGGGATAATGGAGATAGTATTGCAGTACTAGCAAAGTTTAATAATGATGGTAGATTAGTATGGAAAAGAACCCTAACACCATCTGCGCCAACGGCTGGAGTAAAATTTGCAGTGTGGAATAGATTAGTTGTTGTAGATACAAACCCACACACAATTTATGTTGTTGGAAATACAATTCAAAATACTGTAAACTTAACATATAATCCTGATGTCTTAGTTGCTAAGTATATTTCTGGTTTTAATAGTAATAATCAACCTGATGGTATCATCCAATGGCAAAAAGAACTTGCAGGTATTTCTGGAAATACTAGAAGAGATTATGCTACTGCAATTGATTGGTCTGATGAATTAGATGCTCTAATTATTGGTGGTTATACAGATACAAATAGTGAATCTGGCAATGATATGGGGTTTGTATTAATGTCAGAACTGAGTGATATTGTAGAGAAAAGAAAATTAACTACAGATTCAGAAGAAGAAGTACTCACTGATATCTATGCCCATGACGGTTACGTTTATTGGACTGGAATTATAGGTGGAGAAGATATTATCTATGGAAGACTATCATATGATAATATTGATTTAATTCATGATTGGGGAAGAAGAATACAAAACCCAACAAACTACAAATTTACTAATCCAAAAATTAAGATTGATGATTATGAAGGCATGTACCTATATGCTACAGAAATTAATGTAGCTACATCTGAACCAGAGAAAGTTACTCTGTTTAGAATTGATCTAGAACAATACGACAAACCAGTATGGGCAAAGAGGATATCTCCAGCAGCAACTACGTTCACTAGATTAAAAGGAGTTGGTCATACAGTCGATGTATTTAATAATGTTACTCTAGGTATAAGTGTAGAAACTTCAACTGGTTCCTTTGTGGATCTAGTTAAATTTAAGCACAATGGTACTATTTTAAATGATTCTAGAATTAATGTAAATGGTGCTTGGAAAGGATATAGTATTTGTTCAGATAGTTCTGCAGATGTGGTGGTGTTTGGTGTAACTACATCTGATATTGTAACACCAACATTTGTTGGAAATGCTGCTATTTCAACAGCACAATATCAATTTGGAGGAAGTTCCGTATCCTTTGATGGAAATGGTGATTATGTAACCATAGAATCAAATGCAGGATATGGATTTGAAACAGGTGATTTCACAATTGAGTTTTGGGCTCGTTTAAATAATCTATCCAACACTAGAGTTTTATGGGATCAAAGAACATCTGGTTCTGACGTGGCTCCATATATTGACGTTACCGCAGCTGGTGTTGTTAGGTACATAACAGGTAGTGGTATAAATTTACTCTCTGTCACAACAGTTGTAACAAACACATGGTATCACATTGCAGTTTCTAGATCAGGTGGAACAACTAGACTATTTGTTAATGGTGTTCTTCAACCAACTAGTGCTGTTGATACAGTTAACTATCCTGCACGAGGTATTAAACTTGGTGGAGATATTGTAGGAAACAGTCCATATGATCTAAATGGTTTTATTGATGAAGTTAGAGTCACTAAGGGTCTTGCAAGATATACAACTACTTTTACAGTTCCAACAGCATCATTTGATAAAGATGCTCGTACTTCATTATTACTACACTTTAATGTTGGAAAAACATATGATATTTCTTCTTTAATTAAATTTGACAACAACCATACTAAACTTGGATCATATGCTGTTACTTCGTTAAACACTATTAGCAGTGTACTAATAACAAATGTTACATATTCAATTGATGAAGACTTAGTAGCAACTGTAGGTCCGTTTTCACCTGGTAGTGCTGGTTATCAGTTATTGGATTTCTCTGATGCCGTTAGCCTTCACTTGCCTGGAAATTACACATTTACTTCAGGAACAGAAACTTGGGCATCTAGGACTGCAACCATTCCAACACCTGCTGGAAAAACACTTAAGATATCTGCTAATGTAATTGATAAGTATTATCTTAAAGATTCCTCAGTAACAAAGGTTGATATTGTTAAAAAAATTACATTTAATCAACCAAGCAGATTTAAAGTTGGATCACAACTTGAATGGTACACTGTTCAAGGAACTGGACAAAATGCACAAAACGTTGTTAGTGCTTATGGTAAGATTATCGAAGCTGGTGATGATTATGTTACCATTGGTAAAATTTTTGGAACTTTAAATACTACATCTATTTTTAAAGATTCTGTCGATACTATTAATGAATTTGAATATACATTTTTGGAAGTTCCATTTACAACAAATATTGGCACTTTTACAATTCCTCTATCTAATTATACGAGTGATCTAGTTGCTGGCACAAAAGAATTTAAGGCATATAGTGCCGATGATTATGTCCTAAAAATTGTTGACGTTATTGCGGGATCTAATTTCCTACCTGGAGATATTGTACCTATTGGATTTAAAGGAGTTAACATTTCATTTAATGCTGCACATACTGTAGCTACATTAACAGGTCTCACTGCAGTTACAAAAATAACCTTAAAGTCAAATCTTAGAAAAATTGTTAAGTCCGTATCAAATACGAATACTGGAGATCTTTACGTTGTTGCATCAAGAGCACACAATTATCTTGCAAAAGATATTATCTTTGTTGAAGGATTCTTATATAATGTGTTTAATGGTAGTTTCTTTGTCAATAGAGTTATCAATACTAGAGAATTTACTTTTGCATTAAGATCTGTAACTCAATTAGATCCTATTACCAGCACTTCTATAACTGCTGTTAATATTTACGCAAAGCATCCATCTTTAGTATTTGTTAAAGGACATCAATATATCTTTGATGTTGGAGATTCATCTAATGCAGGATATTACCTATCATTTTCAAAAGATAATCAATACAAGTTGGAATATTCATTTAACAACATTACAAGAAGTGGAAATCCAGGACTTGATCCACCAGGTGTAATTCCTTATGTTAGATTTAAAACTATTGGTGATGTAACAAATATCTCATATTACTTTGATCCTGCAAGAACTGGTGCAGATAGTCCAGTGGGTGTTAATTCGTATATTGACGTTGTTGAGACTCCATATAAGGGTAAATTTAGAATCACTGCAACTCCAACTTCAAAAACGTTTAAATTCCAATTAGAAAGAGAACCAGAAGGACCAGTAATCTTAGATTCGACTTCGTATTCAACAACTTCTACCAAAGCAGCAGGTCCAATCAATTCTATTAAATTAGTAAACAAAGGTGGATTCTATAAGAAACTGCCAATCGTTACTAATATAGCTTCTGATAGACAGATTGATAGGATTGATATTACTAATGGTGGAACTGAATACGCTCTTGGTGTATATAAAGATGTTCCAATCTCTGGAGATGGTGAAGGTGGAAAAGTTAATATTACAGTAGAATTGGGTGGTGATCCTGTATCTGGAACTATCACTGATGTAGATCTAATTGATCCTGGTAAGGGATATACTACAGGATTTATTCAAATAGATGCTGTCCCTGGTATTCTTGGACCAAGTTTGGCAGGTTCTGGAGGTATTCTGGACGTAGTTATTCCTCCTCAAGGTAATGGTGCTTCTGTGTTCCTGCAGGGAACTCAAGTTGGTAAAATTAAAAGGTTAAAGAACAATAACTTTGGTTTTGACTACCCTCATGATTATACACTACAACCAGAAATTACTTTCCCAACAATTTTACAACTGTTTAATACATCAGTATTGACAGAAATTAAAGTAACCAATCCTGGTTCTGGGTATACAACTGCTCCTGCAGTAATTATAGAAGGTGGTGGTGGAACTGGTGCAATTGCTGTTGCAACAGTTAAAAACAATCGTCTTCAGGAAATTTTTGTTAAAGATCCTGGATCTGGATATTCATCTGAACCAAAAGTAGTATTGAAATCAGAATTTGTATATGTGGTAAACGTTGACCTTGGGTATTTCCAGTTTAATTTCCCTCATGGAATCGGTACTGGAGCTGAAGTTTCTTTAAGAGCAGATGACATTGGATCTACAATAGGACAATTACCACAACCATCTTCGGCAGGTTTAACATCGTTAGTTGAAGGTCAAATTTATTTTGCTATTGCAGGTAGTATAAATGGTCTTGAAGATAACCAGTTAAGAATTGCTCTCACAGCTCAAGATGCACTGAATGGTCAATTTATTACTTTCCTGAACAATGGTTCAGGTAAGCAGATTTTACTTACTGAGGTATTTGGTGGTAAGGCAGAAGCAATTGTAGAAACTTCTAGATTCTTACAAGGTGAAAAGGTATTCCAAGGTAATAATTTAGATGACCCTTCTGCAGTTGGTTATGTTTCAACTAACAATGGTTGGCAGATTGGTCCAAGACTATTAAAAGTAGTTGATTATACTGGGGATTGGAAAGTCGGTGAAAAAGTCACTGGTATTATTTCTAAAGCAAGTGGAACCATTGATAACATCAATACTGCAGTAGGAACATTGAATATTGGTTCATTAACACAAACTACTGGTAAATTTATTGATAACGTTGGTAAACCATCAGAGATTGTACAAAAAATTCAAGACTCCTATTTTTATCAAGACTTTGCATATGTGGTTAATAGTGAAATTCCAATCAACACTTGGAGAGATACTGTAAGAAAAATTAACCACCCTGCTGGATTTAATATCTTTGGTCAATTGAATCTAACAGGTGGTAAGGATCTTTCTGGTAGAAAAGTTGCTACTGATTTTACTAAGAGAGTAGACATTTCAGAATTTACAAATTTTGCAGAGATTATTAACTTTGCTGCTGCTCAACCAATTTATTCAGAATTTAATAATAGTGATGTTATCTTTAGAAATAAGAGACTTACATCATCAGAAGAAATTCTGACATCAGTCGTCAAAAAAATTGATGATATATCCTCACTGTTTGATGGAGAAAAAACAGCTTTCCCACTTAAGATCAATGGAGACCAAGCAATTGCTTCAACTGGTCAGTCAATGATTCTTATCAATGGTATTGTACAAGCTCCTGTACAATCATATACGATTGCAAATGGTAATATCCAATTTACTGAACCACCAAAGCCACCTGCTTCTGTAGTTTATAGAGAAATTGAGTTTGAACCTGTACAAGTAAAAAGAATTGCAATTTCTAACATCTCAGGTATTTTACCAGAAATCAATCAACAGATTAGAGGTATTACTACAAACGCAACTGCGGTTGTTGTTTCTAGTACAACGTCTTATCTAGATGTAATTAATGTTGTTGGATCTTTCCAGGTCAATGAAACTATTGTGGCATCTGCTACAGGGTTAAATGCTACCTTAGTCTCTGTTTCTACTGTTATTCAGGATACAATTTTTGAGTTTGGTGAGCAGATTACAAATCTCAACAAAAAAATTGCAATTGTTGAAGAAATTAACTTAGCAACATATTTCCCAGAATTCCCAACACAAATTAGTGCTTGGAATAATTTAACAGCACAAAGTGGAAACCGTTTCCAAGATGCAGCTAATTTAATTGAAGGTAATAGAACATATATCATTGAGCAAGCATTTAATGATCTACAAACACAATATCCTGTATTTTCAGTTCCTGGGGGAGCTGGTGGTCCAGATAAGTGTAGGAGAGATATTGGTTATGTCGTCGATGCTACTCGTTTAGATTTGAAGGGTGCTGGTAATTCAAATATAAAAA